ATTCGCGGGAAATGCGGAAATTGCCGTTTTGCAGTTTCTCAACTTGGCAGGCACTCATGGCTTACTCCTTGCGGTCGGATTGAATTACGGATTGACAGGATCGGATCCACTGGTCGGCTTCGGCTCCGAGTCGAACAAGAGCTGCCGCACCTTCTGCTCGAAGTCGGGCGTCTTCATCACTTCTGCCGGCGGTGTCGCCGGTTTCGGGCAGGCGATTGGCACAGCCTTGCCACTGCTTGCGCAGGCGGACAGTGCCAGCGGTAAGCTCAGCCACAAGGCGCTTCTGTTGTTCATCGTTCTGCTCCTTTTCCTTTATGAAATTGGCCGAGATGCGGTTCATCTCGTCCTGATGCCGGCGCTCGGCGGCGCGGGCTTTCTCAAGGAAGGCGACCTCCTTGAGGATGTTGGCCTCGATGGCCTCCTGATTGCGTTGCTCATAGCCGGCCTTGTATTGGATATGGCCCCAGAGCCATACCCCAAACAGAGCGCCGACGATGGCCCAGAGTTGCCACGGAATGCCACGCAGGAAGCGCAGCACCAGCGACCAGGCAATCATTCTTTCTTGCCCAGTGAGCGCATCCGTGCCACCGCGAGGCTGGCACTGATCACGATGGACAGGACGCCGAACCACTTGTCGCCGATAAGCGGTTGCAGCAGTTGGACTTGAGTTTCGGCCACGCCCAGGGCGACCCAGAACGCGGCGACCCACATGGTTGCGGATTTACGGGCGCTTGCCCAGAAGTCGGATAATGCTTGCTTGATATTCATCGCTTATTCCTTATCGGCTTTGTGGTCGATTTTGTCGGACAGGGCTTTTATATCGGTCTTGATGTCGCGCAGCTCGGAGATGATTCGGACTTCCAATCCCTCCATGCGTTTCTCGATGGCCATGATGAGCCGGTCGGACAGGTTGATACGCCCCTCAAGGCGCACAAGCCACACAATCCCTGCAATCACTGCCATCACCGCCCCGAATTCCACGCTGTTCATTTCATGTTTTCCCCTGAAAAAAAAGTGTTCAGCCCATCCAGCCGTAGAAACGCTTGGTCAATTCCGTGCGTTCCCGCAGGCCGTGCGTGCCCCCGTTGATCTTGCGGGTCACGGCCTCGATGGTGGTGTCGTCAATTCCCCGATTGCACACCGCCCACAGTCGTGCTTTGGTAAAGAACCATGCCGCCGAGTCGAAACTGTACTCAGTGGCCACCAGATCGGGGTCGTCGAGCACGGCCGCGAACTTGTTGGACGACACCGAGAAGTCGGTGTAATTGGCGCGCCCGGTCAATTGCAGAGCGCCGCGCCCACGGAAGAACCAGCCGTCACCCGAACTGGCCGGACCATTGCCCATGCGGTCGGCATAGGCACGGTTGGCGATGGCCTCGGGGTCATTGGCATAGGCCAGCGCCACACTCATGGGGCTGAACCGGCTGGGCCAGACCCGCATCAAGCCAGTGGCCGAGTAATTCAGATTCTCGGTGAACCGCTTGAATTGCCCAGTTTCATGGGCACACTGCCCAAAAAAATGGGCGGCTTGGTAGGCGGTCAGCTCGAAGTAATCGCGCGCGGCCGCGAATGTCTTGGGGCCGAACTGGCCATCTGCGGCCACACCGATTTTCTGCTGGAGGTGTTGAAGGCTCATTTATCGCTCCATGACTGAGATTGAACCGCTTATGGTTGTCGCCGTGGTCGCGCTCATCAGGCCGAATGGCAAGGCGCAGGTGCCGTTGTAAAGGCGCACGCCGGGATTCTGGGGCGGCGTGTCCACACCGCCCACATTGGCCACGAGGTTCGGTTGATTGGCTAACGGTCGGGCAAGAATGATGCTGATAGCGCCGCCTGCATACGAGGTGCCGAGGGTCACGGATTGAATCGAGCGCACGCCCTTGTCGCCTGCCGCCAGTTGGAACCAGACCACCGTGCCAATGACCGCTGTGGCGGGGAAGCTGGATATGGTGGCGGTCTTGCCTGCCGTGCCGTCCGAGTTGGTATAGCTGATGGTGGTGTTGGTAATCGCACCCGCGTTTGTGGTTGCCGTGGCGACAAGGATGCCTGCCCACACGCCCTCGCCGTTGCTCGATCCGTTCACATCACGGGCTGGCAGGGCAGTCGGGGAAGCGATGGCTTGCGCGGTGGTGGTGGTGACAACAAGGCCGGTATTGACCCATAGCACATCGAACACCCACGGCTGGCAGACAACAGATGCCGCCGCTGCGTAGTTGGTCAGGTAGTTGTTGCCCGTTGATGGGTTGGCAATCAGGAAGCATCCGGCATCGCCTGCCGTGGTGCCATCCGTTGCGCGTCCGTTAAGACCGGGCGAACCTACCGCCCACGCGCCCGGATTGCCGGTATCTTTCGCCCAGCAATACCACTGGCCTGCCGCTTCGGGAGCCGTGCCGACTTTGTAGAATGCCGACAGCAGTCCGTTGTATCCGGTGTCTTGTGTTGCGCCAGTGCGAACACGCCCTGCCCTGTCCAACACTTCCCAGCCATTGCCATCGGTGTACTGCAGGGTTTCGCCTGCAGCAATCACCGCGCGGATGATGATGTACTCGGTGCCGGACACATCCTTTTTGACCGTGACGGTCTGCGATGCCGAGCCGTTGTTATAGAACGAGGCCAGCTTAATCTGCCGTTGCGTGGATGCGCCTGGGGCAGCCACCACCGTCGTGGTCGTGGCGGTCGTGATATTGCCCTGAGAGGACGCAGGCAGAAATGTCGAGGTGGTTATGTCAGCATACGAGATGACATAGTTGGTCGAAACCGCCGCGCTTGTCGTGGCTTCCAGCGTATGCGTGGTGGCGTCAAGAAGTATCATTTAGATCCTCAAGGATGAAACGGTCATGGCTTGTGCAAGAGATAGGCCGCTGCCACCACCGCCCGAGGACGCAACGGTCAGAGTGTTGGCTACATCGTCATAGGTCAGCGTGACATTGGCACCCGCCACAAGGAGCGCAGCCACGCGATCATCGACCGATTCGGCGAAGTCCGTAATGGCCGCCGAGGTGTGGGTGTGCGAACTCGCCGCGAAATCGCCGGTGTTGCTGGTGGCCGCAGTGCCAAGCCCGAGCGTGGCGCGCTGTGCCGCCGCGTCGGCATCATTCAGCAGGGACTTGCCCGCCGTGGTAATGTCGCCGCCCAGCTTGGAGGTGTTCACCGCGCCGTTATCAATCACCCATGTCGCGCCAGAGGCAGACACGGTAATGTCGCCCTTGTCGCCGTCGGTCAGGGTTCCACCGCCGCCACCGCCACCGGCCTCCAGTGCCTTGAGTCGGCGCTCCAGCTCAATGGTGCCCCGCCCGGTCGTATCGACCAGAACCGGAGTCAGCGTTGGCCGGCGCTTGCGCATCACTGCACCTGGTAGGTGAGGCTGGCCACAGCGGTGGTGCCGCCTGCGGTGATGGTGAGGGTCGACAGGTTCAAGCCCTCGCCGGACAGCCCGCAGGTGCCTTGGAACTCCACGGTGGTGCCGTTGGATCGGAACGCCCGGAAGAAGCTGGCCGTGCCGTTGGCATCGTTGCTGGAGTCTTGGGTGATGGCATTGAAGGTCAGCAGACCGGCTACCGCGGCAGGCGCGGCGGTGGCATTGAACCGAAGCTCAGCCAGCAGGGTGTTGCCAGACAGCGCGGTGTCAGCCGTTGCAGGCTTGGTGCCGGAGTAGATGCGCAGGTAGCCGCTGTTCAAACTGGTGGCCAGTGCGTCGGCCATGGTGTTCTTGCGCGCGGCAGTCAGTTCGGAGGTGTTGCTCATGGGATGGTATCCAAGGTAATCGTGCCGGTTGAAACAAGGCTGCCGCCGGATGCGGCGTCATAGAAGTTCAGGGTGAAAGTGCGGAGCTTTCCAACTTGATCAAGCGACCAGCTCGGGCCGCCGGAAATCTGCAATCGGGTGCTCAGCGGGGAGCCAGACATGGTGCCAGTACCGATGCCGGCCACCAGCTCGGCCCAGTAGGAATTGCCCTTGTTGGCCATGGCTGGAATCCACCACTCCCATGTGCCGTCGTCGTCGGTGTAGCCCTCGCCGTTGGTGTACAGGGCCAAGGTCGCGCCACCTGCAGGCACCGTGCTGGACTTGCTGAACCCGCTGCCGATGATTGCGCCAGGAACCGTGACCGTGCCCGAGCCGGACACCTGCTGGATTGGCTGCACGAGGTCGCCGAAGTTGCCGGCGACGGTGGCCGCAGGCTTGGCAAACTGGGCCTGCCATGCGGTGAACATTAGGCTTTCACATCCTTCATCACGGACACCGTCCAAGTCGTGCCGGCGTCAGCGGTCACGAAGGAGTAGATGTTCCGCGCATTGGCCGTGGTGGTCGGGGCCAGACTGGCAACACCGCCGGCAGCGCGCGCCGAGGCGGGGAATGCAAGGGTTTTGCCGCCGACACCATCTTGGGTCAGCTCAAGGATGAAGTTGGAGCCGTAGGTGGCCAGCACATTGGTCAGAGTCAGCGTGGTGATGTTGGCGTTGTGCGCCACTTTGAAGTAGGGGCCGGTTTCCATGTCCAGCGTCAGTACACCGGCCGCAATGGTCGGGGTTGCCACTTGGAAGGCTTGATAGCCCTTGAACAGCGCATTGGTGAATGCCACGCCGTCCGTGGTGAATGTCACCACCGGCACGCCGGCAACGGCCGCGCCCAGCTCGATCGGCGACAGCAGAGCTCCCGTGGTGATGAGTTCCTGCAGTGCCATCCAGAGCCGGTCGAAATCGGCGTTGACCGTGTCGGCCCGCAGTTCGCCATTGGCTTGGTAATCGGTTTGCCGTGACAACGGAACACTCCGGCGCAGCTCGATGTATGCGCCATTGCTCGGGGCCACAAGGAAAGTGACCGTGCCGCCGGTTTCCGTGCCGATGCCGGTCACGGTGTAGTTCGTGGTGAGCGCCTGAGTCACGCCATTGACAGTGACCAGCAGGTGGCTTTCATCGAATACCTTGAAGCCAAACGGGAAGTCCGTGGTGCTGCCGTTGGCATAGTAAGCGTTGGGGGTGTAAGTGGCGGGAACGGTCATGTGCAAGGCCCTGCAGGATATACCCACAGCCTAGCTATGCTCGTTTACCCAAAAGGGGATTTATCCCCGGCTGAACTCCGCTTCCACCGAGCCGACGCTGCCGGTCCAGTGCTTGCGCGGCCGGCCGTGATTCACGAAGTCTTTACCCACCCGTTCCGGAATGTCGGTACAGGCCAGCGCCACCACATCGAGGTAGTCGTCTTCCTGCCCGGTCATGGCCGGATTCCACTGCTGCATCTGGGCGTAGATCGGGCCATCGAGCACCGAGGAATGCGCCCACAGCATCCCCGCCGTATTGAGCAGGGGCTCCAATCCCTCCAGAATGCGCTTGTTTTTCTGGCCGACGGAATGCTTGGCGGTGACGCCGCACTGCAATCCGCGCTGTTTCAGGGCGGCCTTGAGCACCGCCGGGGCGAACCCGCCGATGCCGTTGGTTTCAATCGTGACCCTGCCCAGGGCGAAACGCTCCACCGTGTTGCAGATGGTATGCACCTGCCCGCCGATGATGGTCTTGCCGTCGGCGCCGTACTCGGCAATGTCGCCCATCAGGGGCTCCGTCCGGTGGATGTAGCGCCGGCCTGTGCCGTCCGAGAACACCAGACCCAAGGCCGACACATCGGAGCCGGTCTTGCCGGATGCCGGATCCCACCGTAGCGATGCCGACACCAGACGCGCATGGCCCAGCCACATCGACACCTCGCCATTGGCCTCGCGCAGTTCCGGCTCGATGTCGTACTCGAACAGGCGGTCAGGATCAAGGCGGGTCTGCGTGACCGGCTTGGCGTGCAACTGATACTGGCTGTCCCATTCGTTGATGGTGCGGGTCTTCCGGCGGCGGCGCTCCAGTTCGTCGGCACCGAACCGTTCCGGCCATGCCTGCCCCGCGTAGCAGTCCAGAAAGCTATGGGGCTCCAACAGGGTCAGGGTGTAGGCGCTGCCCTTGACCTCGATGCGGTAGTCCTGATTCAGCTTGAGCAGTCGGGCCGGTTGCCCGATGCCGGCAAAGATGAACTGCGGCATGAACGGGATGGCATGACGGCCGGCCTTGGCATCCTCGATGCGGTACTCCTGGTCGAACATCCGGACAATGAAGCAGTCGGCGTCTTGGGCCATGATGTCGTTGTAGATCGATTCGTGCGTGTGCGGGGTGCCGACATACAGCTCCGTGCCACCGGGCACCAGAATGTGGACCTGCTCGCCGGTCCGGTAGCGCAGCTTCTCGCGGGCGTCGGCGGTCTGGATGTTCTTGGGCACCTCGATGTCGTCGTTCTGGATTTCATCGGCGCGCGAGGAGGTCACATTCGACAGCACGCCAGCGGCCTGCATGGATGGGTTGCGCTCGTCCAGATTGCCCGGAAGCCACCAGAACGACACCTCACCACGCAAGCCTTGGGCCATGTCAGCCGTCAGCGGGTGCCGTTGCAGGACCGCCTTGGTATCGCGCGCGGTCTTGAAGGCGGTGGGGTCGGACTCGCCCTGGTGCAGGATCCGCAGGTGCGGCTCGCAGTAATACCGCCATGCGTTATAGATGCCCAAGATGGTGGACTTGGCATGGCCTCGGGGGAGCATGAGCAGGGCCAGCGGGCCTTTGTTCTCCAGCCAGACACAGACCCGGACATGGAGGTCAGGGACATCCCACCCTTGCCGTTCTGCCCACAGCAGGAAAAAGGCGAGGAAGCTGATTTTAGGCTTGGGCTTTGCCATGTCGTTTCATCACCCGCCCCAGCAGTTCCTCGGCCTTGCGCTCGGCGGCCTTGATTTCACCATCGACACTCGGCTCGTTCACGCCGTCGAACACCGGATTGCGTGACGCCACCACCTGCTCGACGCGCACCAGAAGCCCGACGGCCGCACTGGCATACTTGATGTTCAAGGTCGCGTCATAGCGCTCCTCCTTGCTCATGTCGGATGCCCGCGGCGTGGTCACGCCCCAGTGGCTCGGGTCGGCTGCCTCAATGGCATAGTCGGCCAGCTTCTCCGACAATGCCGCCAGTTTGATGCGTTGGTCCTTTCTCATTCGCCTACCGCCTTTTCAAGGTCCGGCGATCGCACATCGCCGTTGGGTTTCATGTAGAAGCTCTCGCCGTACTTCTGGGCCCGCGCCCGTTCCTTTGCCGTGTATCCGGGGCTGATGGTTTCCCGCATCTCGTGCCCAAGGATCTGATTGAAGGCTTCCTTGTACCACCAGATTTTCGAGAATGGGATATTGTCGGTCGCAAAGCGGGCGGCGTGTTCGCGGAATTGCTTTTCATGCTTCTGGCTACCGGCTGCCACCATCACACCTTCCATGCCCACTTCGATGGCGTCGGCGGCTCGGCCAAACACCGGACTGGATAAGCTGCGCCAGTTCTGCCGGCCTGTGCGTCCCTCGGCTTCCACGCCCTTGTAGATCACATCGTACAGAATGCCTAGACCGCCGCCTTGCGCCAAGGATGAGAGCCAGAACTTTTCCTCAGTCATGTCCTGCGGGTCTTTACCAGCGGCAATCTGCTTGAGTTGGATAGCCAGAGCGCCAAACGCAGTCAGGCCCATAAGGTAAGCAGCGGAATACTGGGCCTTGCTCTTGCCATCCATCTGCCGCAACCGGCGCAGGTGACGCATGGGCATCCCCAGGGCGAAGGATTTGAACAGGGTCATGCTTCGCATGAGCTCACCGCCAACCGTTCCGGACTTTGTATCTTGCGTCAGAGCTGCGCGTACCCGCACATCCGGCGCGTACACCGCCAGCTTGCCAAAATCATCAAGCATTCCCAGATACCGCATCGCGGCGCGGCCGGCATTGGGGTCATCCACGGCCATGATGTTCTTGTAGTCGAGGATTTTCTGTCCTTTGAATTCGGAAGGGATGGCCTTCTGCCATACCGCCCAGTCTGCCTCGGTCACGCCGCTTTGGGTGAAATTCTCCAGCGTCTTGCCCTCAAGGCTTACCCATGGCTTATTCACCCAATCGGTGATCCCCATGGCCAGATTGAGCTCAGCGCCCCGGCGCATCGAATGCGTCCAGCGGTTCACGCCGGTCAGGCGCATGGTGGCTTCGGCCAGCTTTCCGGTGGTGCTGGCGGCGGCATTGTCCTGCCCCCAGAGCGCCATCTCGTTGGCAAGGTAGTCGGTCACGATGCCGAGCTTGGCCGCTTCCTTGGCAGTGTCGCCGCCGAATGAGCCCAGCGTGGTCTTGAGTCCTTTGCCCAAATCCAGCCCGTAACTCTTGATGACCAACTGCTGCAGCGGGGCATCGGTAATGCTCGACAGCATGACCCCTTGGAGCGCCGTAGCCGTCACCCAGTTGCGCGTTGCTTGCCCGAAGTTGGCAATGGTCGCATTGACCGGAGTGGACACTTCGCCATTCAGCACCGAAAACACCATGTCCAGCGTTGCGCCCTGTGAGGTTGCCCCCGGCTTGTTGTCGACACGCTCAGCCGTGGATTTCAGCAGCTCGAAAGTCTGGGCAGGGTTCGCACCCAATTCATCCAGCATGGCAATGTCCTTGGCCATGGTGTCCATGTGGCCCATGATCGCCTGCATCAGATCACGCCCGCCGCCGTACTTGTCCATCATCGCCATGTAGCTTTCGGCGTTCTTGAAGTGGATAACACGGTGCTTGCCGTCATACTTCGAGGCACGCGTGCCACGCCCGCCGACTTCGCCCTTGTTCCGGCCATCGCTGAACAGGGTGTCGAATGACGACTCATAGAACGCGGTGGCATCCTCCAAGTCCATCACCGTGCCGTCCTCATTGCGCAGGGCGGTCAGATCGGTGTGTTCCAGCATATCCTTGACGAAGCCGTCGCGGGCATCTGCTGGCGTGTAGGTTTCGCCCCTGGCCTTGGTCGCCGCACGCTCGGCCAGACTCCGGCCGCCGTGAGCAATCATGCCTTGATCCCACTGGTGCGGAAGCCAGCCATACGGCAGCTTGCCGATGTTCATGCCCAGGCTGTTGGCCCGGACGCGCATGGCCTCGATGGCATCCAGATACACCTTGGCAGCTTTCTTGGCATCGGGGCTACCGCTGTCCTCGCCCAGCACTTCACGCGCAAAGGCCAGCATCCCCTCGGTGTTGCGGATCAGTCCGAAAAACTTGGGGCTGGTCGCTTCCAGCGCCTCCATGAAACTTGCACGGGCGGCGTGCTGTTCGCCTTGAACTCGGCTGAACACTTGCCCAAGGCGCTCGAATACCGCGTCGGTGACTTGTTGCTTGCCAAACACATACTTGTCCAGCAGGCCCGGATTCATGTTCGGCGCACGGTCAAGCACGCGCTGCAGGTTCTCAGTCTGGGCCAGCAGGCTTGCCGCCCTGCGCTGTGCCGCCTTGGCCGCCAGAATCTCAGCTTCCTTGCCGGCCATTTCTGCGGAATACTGCAGGCGCTCGTACTTGCTCATGTCAAGGAACTTGGCATCGCCGGCCTTTTCCATCTCACGGTACTTGGCGGCGATGGTGTCCGACACCTTGGCCTCAGCATCGGTCAGGGTCTTGCCGGCTACCACGCGCTCGACCACTTGGCCGAATCGCTTGGCCTTGTTCATGTCCTCGATCTTGAGCTTCTCGATGACTTGCACCGCCTCGCCGACGGTCTTGATGGGGTTGCCGTCCAGGTCGTAGCCAAACTCGACCTGCGCATTGGGCATGGTCTGCGCCATGCGGTAGGCCGCGGCCTCCTCTGGCGAAGCGTTAGCGGGAACCTCAAAGCCGTCATCGAGCTTGTCGGAAAACTGTAATTCACGCCGGTTGGCCTCGGACTGCATGAAGTCGGCAAACGCCTGCTGGCGCTCAGCCTCGTCAATCTTGGCGGCTTTCTTGGCGTAATCGATGAACCGCTGCTCGGCCGCGCCCAGCTTCTTGCCGGCGCTAAACTTGGCCAGCGCCTTGCGTGCGGTGTCCTCTGTGATTCCTTCGGGGCGATTCGACCAGAACTGGGAACGCTTGCCGTTGCGCGCGGCCTTCGGGATCCATGTGCTGCGGCCAGATACTTGGAATCCACCGCCCTGCCCGGTCATTCCCTCGTCCATGCCGGACTTTCCGACCAGGCGGCCGCCGACCTGCTCCCAGCCGATTTCGTCAGCATAGGCCAGCACAGCGCCTTTCTCATCGAAGCCCACGGTGCGGGCATTGTATTCGGTCAGGGTGGAAGCCAGCAGATCGCGGAACACGGCCACATCATCCAGATACCGGTCCGAGCCGTAGTCTTTCAGGCCGACCTTGGCCAGCAGCCCGTCCAGATACTTCATGACCGTTTCGGCCACGCGCTGAAAGACTGTCGGGTTTTCGTCGGCCATCCGGCGCAGGAACTTCGGGTCGCTCAGGGCATCGCCGATGGCGTTGTTGGTCAGCTCACGGACCGCCGTGGCATCGTCGGCTTGCTTGGTGTCGCGCTTGAAGAATGCCAGACCATCGGCAGACTGGCGCTCAATCTCCGCACGCAGGGGTGCGTACAGGTCGGGATGGGTCGTTTCCAGATTGTGGCCGAACTCGTGCATGGCCACAGTGACCAGCGGGTGGGCGCTGTTCTCGTTGACGAATATACGGCCATCGCCCAGGGTGGTGCCGTGGAAATCCCTTACTTCTGGGGAGAGATTTCGGACAACGGTAGTCTTGACTCCGAGGGCTTCGTCGATGGCTTGCAGTGAAGAAGCCAGCTCGTCAGGCAGAGATCCTTGGTCGATTGCCCGGACGCCACGGTGGCTTCGTACTGATCCATCAGCGCCTTGCGCGGTGACACGGGAAAATTCAGTATTGATTTCTCGGACATCAGCTTCCACCTCCGGCAGGTTTTTGGGTACGCCGTTGGGGTAAGTATCCGCTGCGCCGGGGATTCGCGCAAGCACTTTCGGGACATAGGCGCGCGTTTCAGCCGGTGCCGAGGCAAGCGCCTTTTTCACATCGCCGCCGGCTTTGGCCAGTGCTTTTTCCCAATTTCCGGGGCCCCAGTTGTAGGCGGCAAGCCCGCCCTCAAGTCCATACTTCTTGGTCATGGCATCCACATAGTCGCGGCCAACACGGCGCAACTCTGCGGTCGAATTATCGGCGGCCGGACGCACGCCGTAGCCAGGATCACGCAGGGTTTCCGGCATGGTCTGCATCGGGCCTACTGCGCCTTTGGGGGACACGGCATCAGCCCTGCCCCGCGATTCAATATATTCCACGGCCCCGTACAGGGATTCGCGCTTGATTTGGCCAATACTGCCATCAATCCGGCGCATCACGGCCTCGGCCTTCAGGTCAAAGGCATCTGCCGGCGGTGGTGCATCAACGGCCGGCGCATCCTCGATCAGACGAATACCGGACACATCGCCAGTGCGGATGGCCTCGGCAATCGACTCAGCGAATGCCTGTTTCTGGATGGCGGCTTCCGGCACATCCACGGCATTGACCGGCTTGGGATCCGGCATCGGCTTATCGTTCAGGATGGCCTCAATGCCGGCGGCTTTGTTCTGGCGCACGGCGCGGGTGTCTTTCGGCGTGGCCGGTGCTTTGCCGTCCATCGCATTGGCCTGCTCGTTGGCTTTCACCGTCAGGGCACGGTCAACGACTTCGACCTTTTGTTGCGCACTGACGCCACTGCCGCCCATACGGGCAAGACCCCAGAACGGAACGGACAGCAGGACATCCGTGGCGATGGCATTGGTATCCATTGCCTCGTATTGCTTGGCAATCTCTGGCGTGTCTGCAAGCACCTGGCTCAACAGTTCGCGTTGCCCTGCGCCCATGGCCACATTGCCGCCAACCACAAGGCCAAGGTCAGCCAGCATACTGTTTGACAGTCTTGCCGCCGGGAACAGGCTCATGCCAGCAAAGGTCGCGGCCGTAATGTCGCCCGCCTGTTCTGCCACATCAGGAGCCACGCCCTGATCCACAAGACGGGTTTCGGTTACCCCGCCCTCGGGAACGCCTACCGCGGCCGCGCTTCCGGCAAGGCCAAACTTGTTGCCAAGAATGGCGCGGGGGATGATTTCACCAATGGCGCGGACAACCTGCGTTCCCTCGCCTTGGGGGTTTTGGTAATAGGCATCGGACTGGCGGTAATACTGCGCCGCCCATTCGCGGTTCTCACGCTCCAAGTCATTCGACCAGCGAATCCGGTCCTGATACAGTTTCCCGGCTTCGTCGGCATTTTCGCCATACGCGCCCGGTGTCAGGTTGTAGGCCACGCCGGCATAGATTTCGTTTACCTTGCCTGGCACATTGAACAGTGGTTCAAACCCGCCGACGACCTTTGCACCGCCTGAAACAGGCAGCTTCCACAGCTCGGTCGCGCCAGCAAACAGGCCGGGGTTCTCGGACGCTTTGGCCGCGTTCCGGTTGCGCTGGGCTACTACATCCCTTTCGTCTTGGGTGACATCATCGCTCTTGTTGAATGCGCTCATTTAATTTTCACAATGATTGGGTCGGATGTTTTGGGGTTTACCACGATCTCGCCGTTGGCCTGAATCAGGTAATACTGGCCGTTGTAATCGGGGCGCGGGTCCAGCTCATAGCTGTCCAGGTCATCGAGCGCCACGCCCGCGGCCTTCGCGCTGGACATGATGGCGTCCGGCAGCTTCTTGATCAGGTCGTCGGTGCGCATTCCGTAGGGCTTCACGATGGAACCGTAGTCTGTTTTTGCTACCCCGCCGGTTGCCATGCTGAATGCCCATGTCGCCGCGTCGGAACTGACCACATCCTTGCTCATGTCGGCGGTCAGCTTGGTCGCATACAGGCGCTTGAATCGCTCGTATCCGTTCTTGAACTCATCACTACTGGGGTCCAGAGCGCCATCGGTGCGCGTCAGGTACTCGGACAGCAGCAAGTTCTCCGCTGGCACCGGCATAATCTTGTCGGTCAGAATCTTTTGGCCGTCATAGATGGCCGCCGCCGTGTTCTTGCCGGCCTGCGGGGAGATGGCCAGCAGTTCGCCCACCGCGTAATTCAGCGGGCTGTTCTGCTTGACCTCGGCCATGATCTGCTTGAACTCGCCGGGGCCAGTGGCCGCGCCGGTCACGGCAGATAGCAGGTTGATTTTCGCCTTGTCATTGGGCGACCTGGTCAGCAGGTCGTTGAACTCCAACTGCTCGGCCTCGGTGAACGGGTTGGGCGGTATGCCGGGAATGCCTTGGCGCTTTTGGTAGGCATGAATCCTGTCCATCCGGTAGATGACCTGCTCAGCCAATTTAACGGGATTCTGGTAGTCCAGCTTCTCGAACTTGACGCCGGAGTCCGTGGCCATAGCCTCGATGGGGTGCTTCATGGCCAGCGCCTTGCGCTCTTTGACGATCTCTTGAGCTGCCGACAGTGCCGACTTGATGAACGCCGGATCCTCGTTGCCTTTGGCATTGTTTCGCGCCAGATAGGTCACATCATCAATCTGTTTTTCTGCCTCAGCCAGCGGCATGGTGTAGAACTCTTTGTTCATGTCGATCATTTGGGCGGCTTGGCGTGCCTGTTTCTCAAACGGCGTGCCTCGGGTCGCTTCGATTTTGTCCAGAACATCCTGCGGCTGCGGGGGGAATCCCGACTTGGCATACCCTTGCAGATCGTTGACCGCCCGTTCCGCGCCGCGCTCACGCGCCTGCAGGTCATTGTCCATGCGGTTTTGCAGGGTGTTTTTTTTGTTGGCAATGGTGCTCAGATAGGCAGCTTTCTTGGTGCCGTCCAGCACATACTTGTCGCCGCCGACATCGGCCTCAAGCGCATCAAGCGCCTCGATGGACTGCGCCCCGGCCAGACGGATACCGATTCGACCGGCTGAGATGCTTTCCTTGGCCGCCCGTACCTTGGTCTGCACCATGTCCACCGGCAGATTGAAGGCAGCCGCTTCGCCCATGGCGTCGGCATTGGCATACAGTTCGTTGATGTCTTGGTCGGGGTTGGTTGCCCGAGAGCCGAGTTCATCCGTGCCAGCAGCAAATGCCGCCTCTGCACGGTTGGCATAGACGGTCTTGCGGTATTGCCCTGCCCTTGCCAGTGTGTCTTGGTCAAGGTTGCGCATTGCGCCGTCGTAAATGATTTTGCGCTCGGGTGACAGGTTGGGGATGTCGCGCTTCTCGATGCCGTCCAGCGCACCCTGAATGTCCTGATCCGCATTTTCCAGATTGTAGCCAGGACGGCTTGCGATGTCCGTCCACTCGGTCAGCACGGCACCTGCCGCGTTGGTCCGGCGCTGCAGTTCGACTTGCGCCTCTGCCGCCGCCAGAGCCTGTTCCTGCTCCCGCTGCTGTTGCATCGCATCCACCACCGAACCGCCAATCTTGGCAATTCCAATAGCCGCCTCTGCCAATCCCGAACCAATGCCTCGGGTGTCGGCATTCATCGGAGTGTTGCGGTCAGGGCCTCGGTTGCCGAAAGGCGAGTTCAGGCCGACATAGGGAATCTTGGCCATCAGCCCGGTCCTTTCTGGTTGCCAATGTAGGTGGGGCTACCGGCCTGTTTCCAGCCGGAGTACGCGTCAACCGCGCCCTGCCCCAAGGTGGTCACAGCGCCGAAGATGCCGGCCTGTTTTGCCGAGGCTCCGCGCATCTTGTCCAGTTGTGCCGAAGCCATCAGGCGCTGACTGCGGTCCTTGCCGCCGATCAGGGCGAAATAGGCATCCTCCTCCGCGCCGCGGTAAATCTCGCGATTGATGGCCAGCGCTCCGGCCGAGGCCAACTGATTGCCGGAAGCGGCCACCTCTGCGTTGGCTTCTGCCGCCGCCTGTGCGCCACGCTTACGGATCATGTCGGCTTCGACGATGGCGGCCTTGGCTTCTGCCCTGGCATCGGCCTCGCCCTGTTTGGCCTCGTAGTTGTACATGGTCTGCTGGGTCTTGCCCTGCTGGTATTGACCATACGCACCGACGGCCGCCGAGCCGATGGCGATAACCGTCATTGTCACCGGATCACACATTGTTCTGTCCTCTCTGGAAATAACACATCCCACGGCTGTCTGCCGCTTGAACCTCAAAGCCTAGCCACCGGAGCCAATTCACCGCCACGGTGTTTTCCGAATGCACCCAGTTGCACAGCACAGGGAACATCCGATTCATCATTTCGACCTTTTCCCGACATCCGGCCACGAACTGCTTGCGGATCAGCTTGATGTCATCGCTGGCCAGCATCCACACCGAGCCCACGCCGTACACCTGCGTCTGGCCCACGCCGTAGACCAGCGCCGGTTTGCCATCAACACGCACCAGTTCGGCGAAATAACTGCACTCCACCGCCTGCCGGAGCAGGTCATGCGGGTCTTGCCCAGGGCTTGTGATGGCCAGCTCGGCAATATCCGCATCGCGCAGCTTCATGCCCTCAAGACCGGCAGGGGTTGCCCACTCGAAGGTCATCATGGGTTCTGTCCAATGTCCATGCGCCGGACGACCGAGAGCAGGTGGAACTCCAGCGCCTGCGGTTGGCTGATTTCAACCTCGGCCGAGCCGCGCACGAATCCAAGGTTCTCGATGCGGTAGAAGCCGGTGGCTTCCGGTGGCGCTTCGTCCAGCACATTCGGGCCAAAGGACTGGAACGCGATGTCGTAGCCGTTGACCCGCGCGCCGATGGTGTCTTTCACCAAGATATCCACAGAGTACGGGCGCATCAGTTGGCCCTGCACGCTACCGGTCGGGCCTTGCAATTCAGGCGTGAGCAGGGTGACGGTCGGCACATAGGACAGCCCGAACTCGACATCCGATGCTTCGTGATCGATGGTGATGGCACCACTGGCCACGGTCTTGTCGGTCTGCAGGATGCCGTCAGCTCGGACATTCACGGTCTTGGCTTCCAGATGGGTCAGGCCGGACCAGGCATCGGTCGGACTGCCCGAGGTGCCGATGATGGCGCTGTCTGTTTTCAGGGTCCAGTCGAAATACTCGACATACCGCTTGGTCGCGCCGTTGATGGTGCGCTTGACGATGACCCACGCCACGAAGGTGTCGCCCATGGGAATCACGGACACGCTCTCGAACAGGCCATCGGTCGTATGCTTGGCCCACGCCACCACCTCATTGTCGCGGTCAAGGGTGCAGGTCAGCATCACGCCATCGGAGCGCACGCACCAGACAAGGCTCTCGGGGTCGGCATGGCTGTCCATGTCCACCACGCCCGGGTCGGTGATGTGCTCAGCCAGTGCGGTCACATCGGGGGCGGCAAAGGTATTGGGGTCGAACCGATCGGCGCTGATGGCGCGGATACGGCGACCAGAACGGCTGACGAACAGCAGCTCATTGCCGACACGCACGGGGGCAAGGGTATTGCACCCATAGGCCGACTGGTTGATGGAAATGACGGTGGTCGGGGTGATGGCGCTGTCTGCCCCGAGGGTGAACTCGGAGCCGGAGGTCAGCACAATCACCGCGCGACTGGAGGCGATGCTCTGAATCGGATTGGCTTGGTCGGATACCAGGCGCACCTCGAAGCCCGCGTCGGCATCGGTGCCAATCTCGAAGCCGTAGGGGTTGCCCAGCTCGGACATCCACACCGACTGCGGGAAGCCCGGGGAACCGGCGGTGAACAGGCGCTGCTGGAACAGGGAGCCGGTGCGCGGGTAGCCATAGGCACCGCCCCACATCGAGCCAGCCAAGTACCAGGCATCGGCCTCGGCCGCGACGGTGGCCTGCAGCTCGACACGGATTTGCGCATCGACCACGGTGGCCGAGGTGTAGCCGGTGATTTTGCACAGGCCGCCATTGATGTTGACGAACTTGCCGACATCCGTGGAACGCCAGCCGCCGGACGCAAGGGTCAGGGTGATGGTGGCGCCCACCGGATCCTTGGCGCTCGGGGTGCAACTGGTCTGCGGCGAACCGAGGATGGTCCATGCGCCCGAGGCCAGACTGGTGCTGGCAAAGGCGGTAGTGACATTCACGGTCACTTGGGTGCCGGAAGTGTAGCCGGTAATGGTGCCTTGCCCTGCCCCGCTGATGATGTCGCGGCCCACATCCGAGGGCTGGAACACCGAGGAGCCGGCGGTAAAGGTGCGCGAACCGACCGCCGCAGACGACAGGGTGCAGGTGGTGGCCGGCGTTTCGCCGATTTCATCAAACGGTTCCGGGTCAAACGGCACATTCTGGATGCGCCAGATGGCATCGCCGAATCGTTGCAGGCGCTGCGGATACACATCGGGGTGGAACAGGAACATGGTGTCGGCGCCCTGGCAGAAGTCCACATCGGGCAACTGCGCCTCGGTGTAGGGGCTGACGATCTCGTAGGGCACGCCCGGGCTGGACTCGATGTTCTCGCCCGAGTCGTTGTAGAAGCGGATGTAGCCGTCGCCAAACTCCAACTGGTACGCCTGACTGGTGCTGAACACATAGGGAATCAGGCGGGACACCTTGGCACTGGTCTTGGTTTCTTTCACAAAGCGGGTGCCAGGTCGGCGCACTACCCCGCCGTGAATCAGCGGAATGGCGTTGGTGATGTCCTTGGCGCCGTTGTTGTACCGCGCCACATCGACGCGGCCATACATCCGGGGGCTGAGCTCCCCGGCGGTGAAGTTGGTATTGATGACGGCAAACCTCATCGGCGCACGCTCATCAGGGAGGATTCGGGGAACGGCTGGGCGGGGTTTTCCATGCCATCGACAGCGCGCGCCATGCGCAGGATCTGCAGGGCTTCGCGCTCGAACTCTTGTTTCTTGGCTGCGTCACCGGTCACAGCCATCGCCATGGCGGCGGCCATGCGCACTTCCATCAGCTCCAGCAGGTTGGTGTCCCAGGTCGCCGGGTCTTCGTTGCGGAACACATACTGCAGGTACACGGTGCCCGAGTCGGTCAACAGGCTCCGGCGCTCGACGGCGTACTCGATTGGGTGGATGCCATCATCAGTGGCCACCCAAGCCCGCAGGAAGTCGGACGGCAGCGCATACGAGTAGGTGTAGCCGAATGGAGGGCTAGAAGACTCTTGTGCGAGCTCGGCCCGCTTCATCGCGCAGTTCCACGGGTGCATCCGAAGCACGGAATCCCGAACCGCCGGATACAGATTGGCGGCGACTTGTGCCATCGGGGTTGCTTCGTTCAGGTCGCTGATCGGCTTGGAGCCGAGTCGCAGCAGGGCGTTGGAACAGATTTTTACGGGGGTCGTCATTGGATGGCCTCAAGAGAAACAAAGGGGCACGCGGCCCCTTTGTCATTTCCACGGTGGTCAGCAAGCCGCGCCGACCCGCCATCAGTTGCCGTCGACATACTGGACTTTGAGCGCCAGGGTGCCGGTTGCGGTTGCGGCGGCGGTGAGGGTCGCCACGATGTCGTACAGCTTGCCCGGGTCAGCGGTCAGGCCGAGGGCTTGCCACAGCGGCTTCTCGACATCGCCTTGGCCGTAGCCAGCACCAGCGTCGGCCGGGTCGGCTTCGTGCGTGATGTCGGTATGCGACAGGGCGGTGGCGATGGACTGGGCCGATGCGAAGAAGTCCACATCGATCGCAGCGCCCGAGTTGACGGCCGGGATGTCGTAAACGCCCACATCGGCAGCGGCCGAGGTGATGGCGTCGCACGAGATCAGCACACGGCTGACACGGGCATTCGACGGGACGCGGGCGAGGCGGTAGGTGGAGGCAATGCTGTCAGCATTGACCACTTCAACGACGCCGACGGACTCTTTCAGCAGACCAGCGCTGATGTTTTTCTTTACTGCGGTGCCAGCATCTGCCGCGGTGACGGCGCTGGCTTTGCGTGCTTCAACTGCCATGATTCTTTACTCCTGAATATGAGGGGGGTGGAGAACGCCCCGCCGAAGCGGGGCATCCGGTATTACGATTCGACGCAGGCGATTTCGACGACCTTTTCTTCCTCGATACGCACGGCGCCCAGCGACTGCTTGGCATAGACGCGCATATTGAAGGACTTGGACGGGTCTTCGCCGACACGGGTGACGATGTTCTGACCGACACCCAGCGCCACGCCGGATTTGGCCCAGGCGTACAGGAAGCGGGTGGTGGACACTTTCGGGCAGCGCTCGGTCGGGATCCAGTTGAAACCGCACCACTTGCCTTTCAGCGAACCGGCTTGCAGCATCTGCAGGGCCATGTAGTCAGCCGAGGTCAACTGGGTATCAGCCAGCACATCTTGCAGGGCGGTGGCGCTGTAGGCGATGTACAGTTCTTCACCGGCTTCTTCGTCGGCTTCGTTCTGACGGAACAGCTTGAGGGCCTGCAGGATTTTGGTCTTGGTCAGACCGGTGCCGCCGACGGCAATCTTTTGACCGGCAGGCAAGGCGACATTGCCGGTGCTGGCGCGGCTGTTGCCACCCAGAGCCGAGATGATGATGTCGTCTTTCTTGCGGTTGTGGGCGGCGACCATGGCTTTCAGGTAGTCGCTGGTCGGGTCCACGAGCAGGCGCAGTTTGTCCTGATCGTCGACCATGTCACCCACTTCGTAGTCGAGCAGGTCGACATAACGGGTGGAGTGCGGGGTGTCGTTGATCGGGGTGTCGCCGTGGCGGGTGGTGCGCTGGCTGGCGATTTGCTGGCCGACGCGGTTGATGGACTTGCTGGTGCCGACGATGCCGGACTCGACCTTGACAGCGCCTTCGAGGCGCGAGGCCATCTGCTGGGCGACATGGTTGTAGGCTGCGCCGAACTCTTGTACGAAGGCTTCGGTGATTTGGTTGCTCATTGGGAAAATCCTCTGAAATGGGGTGGGGAGTACGCCATCGCAGGTTGTCCATACGGGCCTGGCATTCGCGTGGCTATTCGCGGGCTGCAGTAGTTATCCGGTTGCCAGACCGGGCTATAGTCAGATTGCCAATACGCCACTACCCAAAAGGGGATTTATTGCAGACACAAAAAAGCCCCGCCGAAGCGAGGCAAGGGAGCCGCCGCCATGCCAGCGACTCCGAGGGGACTTATTTCTTGCCGTAGCGTTTGGCGAACAGGGCCGCTTTCTTGTCGAGCAGTTGCAGACGCCGCGGGTCGCGCTCGGGCAAGGTGGCAATCTCGGCCATGATCTCGGCCACTTGGCTGTCGAAGTCCTTGGCATCGATGGCGCCGGCAGACACGCGGGTATCCTCGCCCACTTCCTTGCCCACGGCCGCCAGCAGTTGCATGACCAGCGGATGGTTCGGGATGGTGGCCAGTTGCTCCTGGGTGATGTTCGGCATATAGGCTTTGATGGCCTTGAGCCCCGACTGGATGCCAGCATCGAATGCCTTGGGGTCGTCGCCCCAGACCGGAGCCAGTTCGGCACGCAGTTGGTCCACGCTCAACTGGCCGGACTCGGCCTCGGCCGCAATGCCTTGGCGCTTGGTGAACTCCTCGAGGATCCAGCCGACCTGCTTGTTGGTCATGCCCTTGGCGTGCGCACCTTTGAGGAAATCCTGATACAGCGGGTCTTCCTTGATGGTGTCCAGATTGAAGCCCTCGGGCACTTCCGGGGCGTATTCCTCGGGAGCCTTGGGCGGGGCATCGCCGGAGCCCATGCGCTTTTCGAGGTTGGCATAGCTGTCCACCAGTTTGGCGGTGCTGGCCTCGATGTCGAAGCTGCCGTCTTCCTTGGTGACACGGTACTTTTCGGGGATGCGCTCGGCCAGTGGCACTTCGGTCGGCGTTTCCGTCGGGGTTTCGGTTTCGGTTGTTGCGAATACAGAGTCAGTCATGGTCGCCCCCCTGGGCTTGTTCGATCCGGCGCAGAATGAAATTGACCACTTCCAGCGCGCCGGCATTGAAAGCGGTCTGTCTGTCGGCCTCAAGGCCGCCCTTTACATAGGGATTTCGCCCGAAGCGGGCTACCAGTTCCTCAAGGATTTGCCCGCCCTCGGGGATGTTCTCGAACACTCGGGCGTACACTTCCGGCGGCAGCGCCTGCTTGGTTGTCACATCCACCCTCTGGCGGTCATGGCGGCATATATCGCATCGGCAACAATCTGCTCACCCGTATTGTTCAGGTGCGTGTCGCCCACAGCAACATGCCAAGCCGTATCGTTGCCGAGCGTGTAAGTACCAAGCACAATCAGGTCACGCATCCAGTCGTATAGGTCAACATAGACCGCGCCGGTCAGGGATGCCGCCGTGCGCTGCTTGTTCCGCAGGGTTTCTAGCGTTCCTGTGCTTGCCGTGGTGTTCTCGCCGCCCGTTGCGAAGTTCAGGAAGTGCTGACCAAGCACAAGCGTCCTCGGACAGCCGATGGTCTGCACCAGCTTGACGATATTGGCCTGAGTATCAATCAGGACGGTCTGCCCCGCTGTTGGCGTGAAGCTCAGCGCAGATGCCAGGGTGATAGTGTCGGTCGCCACAGACAGGATTAACGCCTGTTCGCCATTGACGGTGATGTATGCGCCAGCGCCGAAACGGCTACCCCGCCCCGCCTCAACCGCGAACACCGTGGAAGTTGGCGCAGGGGCGGCCTGAACGGAGAAGGTCACATTGGTGTCATTTGTGCCGCCGTAGACAATCGCAACGCCATTACCCATCGTGCGCTTATGGTCAACCGCCGTGATTCTGGCGACCATGTTTGCCGAAGTATTGCCGGACACGCCAAGGTTCTGCACCTGATAGGCAGTCGTGCCAAGAAGCACATCGAGCCGATCCGGGTAGAAATCAGCAATCGTCTGGCCGTATGAGTTGTTATAGGTGAAGCTGTCGCCAACCGCAATAATCGGCCTTATGTTGGCCTTGCGGTAATAGTATTCCTGCGTATTCAGCTTTTCTTGTGCGGTCAAAGTACGGTTGATGTAGATACAACCAAAAAACGCGCCATTCCAATATCCAACGGATGCCGCGCCCATGATGTTTAGGGCATCAAGTGAGTCCGGCGTATATGCCTGAACTCGCGTCTGTGGTGTCCCGCCGTTCTTGCCGTTATAGGCCGTTGTGCCGTCATAACCAACCGTCTGCACATAGGGGACATTACCCTGCAAGGCAAGTCCAGATGTTGATACCTCTAGGTACGAGCTTCCGTTCCAGAACTGCGCGGCAGTTAGTACGCCGTTGCGATATGTGGAAAAACCCCCGCTGAAGCGGTCAAAAAACCAGCCGTTAATGCCAGATTCCGTGGCAGCACTTACCGCGCCAATCAGCGTGAAGTTTGCATAGTTACCACCAACTGATCGCGTCATGTACTCAGCCGCCGCACCTACCAGCGCATAGCCACCATTCACAACCTGAAGCGTTGGGCGCAGTGGATTACTCGGGGCAACCAAGTCTAGGCCGTTGCCGGACTTGTCCAGCATCTTGCCGACCACTTGCCCTGCGGCGGTGACGGGGATTGTGCCTGCGGTGTCTTGGAATAGTGTGGAAAAGTCGCTCGGGTCGTACCATGCGCCGGCTGATCCTGCCGTAAATAGTGAGCGCGGGTTAAAGCTACCCAGAACGCTCTGGATAGCCTCGTAGATGGGCTTGTAAATCGGCTGGGCGATTGCCTGGTACATCAGGTTTCGCTATCGACGCCGATGGCTCGGTCTTGCAGCCCACGCTTGGCGCGGTAGGTTCCCGCACCACTCAAGACACAGGACGGCATCGCCCTGTTCAGCCGGAACATGGTGTCGTAATCCGCGCCGGACTTCTTCTGGATCAGGATTTCAGCAGTCGGTGGGCATTCCTCGATGCCTGCGCCGTAGTTCAGGTACAGGGACAGGGTGCCGCCGACGGCCACGGTGAAGTCGGCTGATTCGTTGGCAGTGGTGGCCGCAGCCAGTAGGGTGTTGGTTGCCATTAGTTCGCTCCCGCGATTTGTGCGCCCATAGCCTCACCGCCCGCTTGGGCGGCGGCCATTGCGCCTTGTTGAAGGATTGCTTGCTGTTGTTGTTGCTGGCGCTTCTGCTCACGCATCTGGCGCTTTTTCTCGATGATCTTGGAGTCCGGAATCAGGTCAGCCGGTACGCCCAAGTATTCAGCCCGCTTGCGTGCGGCAAGGTCGGCGTCGTAGTTATCGGCCAAGGCCATGGCGCCATCGGGATCCACCTGGGCCAGTTGTTGCATCTGACTGGCCAGCGACATCTCGAAGCGGTCCATGGCGGCCACATCTTCCATCTTCTGGGCGCGCGCCATCGGGGATTGGTAAACCACCGAGAAGTCACGGCCTTGCAGGGTGTCCGGAGCCGGGCCCAGTACACCGGCACGCATGGCGATGCCGAAGCAGCGCTCGACCAGCGGCCGGAGCCACTCAGCCTGCAGGCGTCCGTAGATCGGGCCAAGGGCTTGGCGCATCATGTCGACGCGCACGCTGTACTCGTAAGCCGTCTTGGCGGGACCATCGGCCGGCGGCAATTGGTCGGCAATCAGGGCTTTCCGGATTGACGCCTGCAGGCTGGCTTTTATGGTGAACGACACATTGAAGTCCGAGCCGGTCGGCAGGGCTTTGATGCTGTCCACCGAGTTGGCG